ATGCCCCTTACCGATGTCGCCGTCCGTGCGGCCAAGCCCCGCGAAAAATCCTACAAGCTGACCGACGGCCAAGGTATGTATCTTGAGGTCATGCCCAACGGCTCGAAGTACTGGCGGCTGAAGTATCGTATTGACCGCAAGGAGAAACGGATGGCCCTCGGGGTCTATCCCGCAGTGACCTTGTTGGCTGCTCGGAAGGCGCGTGACGAGATTAAAGAGCAGTTGCGGGCCGGCCTCGATCCTTCGCATGAAAAGAAGCGTATCAAGTTGCAGCGGAGCCTTGATCGAGACAATTCGTTCGAGCCTATCGCGCGGGAGTGGCACGCACAGCGAAAGGACGCCTGGAGTGAGCGCCACGCGGATCGGATGATGAAACTGCTCGAGCGCGAGCTGTTTCCGGTGCTTGGCGCGCGACCAATTACCGGGATCACGGCTCCGGAGTTGCTCGCGGTGATCCGGAAGATCGAAGCACGAGATGCGATCGAACTGGCAAACAAGGCAATCCAGGCAACGAGCCAGATCTTTCGATATGCCATTGCCACTGGCCGGGCCGAGCGCGACCCCGCGCCGGATCTCCGCGGCGCCCTGAAGACTCGCACTGTCGTGCACATGAAGCGCGTCAGCGAGTCGGAACTGCCTGAGCTGATGCAGAAGATCAGCGCGTACGACGGCGAGTACCAGACCCGACTGGCGCTGCAGTTCATGGCGTTGACGTTCGTTCGAACCAGCGAATTGCGGTTCGCCGAGTGGACGGAGATCGACGAGAAGAAGAAGGAATGGCGCATCCCGGCCGAGAAGATGAAGATGCGCTCGCCTCACATTGTGCCGCTGTCGAAACAGGCGCTAGAGGTGCTGGCGAAGCTGCGGGAACTCAATGGCCAAAGCCAGTTCGTGTTTCCGAGTCGATCGAGCTCGAAGAAGCCGATGAGCGAGAACACGATCCTGTACGCACTGTACCGAATGGGCTACCACTCGCGGATGACGGGACACGGCTTCCGCGGTCTCGCGTCGACTATCCTGAACGAGCATAATTTCAACCGGGACTGGATCGAGCGTCAGTTGGCCCACAGTGAGCGTGACGGCGTCCGGGCTGCATACAACCACGCGGAGTATCTGCCCGAACGCCGGAAGATGATGCAGTGGTGGGGTGATTACTTGTCTGGACAATTGGATGGGCGAGACTGAGGCAGTGCCGTCTAGCCGACCAACGCAGGGTTATCCAGTGTGCTAATCTACCCTCGCTAGAGTTATCATCATTTGTAAAATTACAAGGTCATCACAACCATGTCCGACGTCACCAACGCTCCGATGCAGCCCGGTACCCTGCCTCCAGACGAGTTCTTGCGGAGGCTGTCGTCGGCGGGTGTGCCGCATCTTTATTGCAACGGATTTGGCATTGCATATTCGCCCAGCGATGCGACCATATTCCTGAATCTAAATGATAGTGTGGTCGGGCGTGTCAGTTTGTCGCATGAGACGCTGCGCAGCTTGGCGATAAAGCTACGAGAAGGGATCGACCAGTTCGAAAAGGCGGTGGGGATGTCCCTGCCATCATCAGATGAGCTGAGCGAACGCCTACAAGCCTCAGGGACTGCTACAAATCCGAGCTCAAAATGAATCTCTATTTTTTTGAGCACAGCGCGCCGACAGTGTCTGAGACGGCCTTGGCGGAGCGATTGGAGCGCCTCCGCTACGTTGAGGACAAGATTATTTCGTTCGCTAGGTTGCCAGATGGTTGGCATTTCGGTCGAGGTCGTGCACCGGCCAGTATGGCGTTGGTTGGTGCTCTTAACTTGGTGAAGGCCGGGGTAAGGAATGGCCTTTGGCGAGCGAATGCGTTTCCTGGTAGTGAGGGATCCGTCCTTGTTAGCTTCCGACATGGCGACAATCTTATTGAGACCGAGGTCGACGCACGGTATCAAGTGACGTTTAGTTACGACGTTGCGGACGATGAGATTGAGTTCGAAGAGGGGATGTCGGTATCGCAGGCTATCGACAAATTAGTAACGCACGCTAAAAAAATATGTACGTCCGCGCCCTACACCCTAAGCATTTCGACGAACTCGAAGGATGCTGGAATGGAATGGCTTTCGAGCCATCGAATGACGGCGGAACGTCTGTATTTTGCGCAAACTGCGCAGAGCAAGCGTCTGGAGGAATCTGCGATCATATCCGTCGGTTCTACGCCCTTCAATCCTCTGATCCAGCGATCTACTGGCGATTTACGGAACTGCCGGAGCGTACTGTGGCAGCATTCGAAAAATCGGAAGGAAACGATGACCCCTGCCATATGAACATTCGGTCGGCTGATGGGCAAGGGGTAAGCGGATTTAAGAAGCGCATTAAAAAGTATTTTAGAGAGGGGTTCGGATCAGCCTTTAATCAGTTTGTGTACTGTCATCCTGACGGTGATCGGCCGCCGACACTCGAAGAGCTGAAGGAGTTGGCCCGCGCAAGTTGAGCCGATAGCCTTAATGTGCCCTGTCAAAGTTTCAGCCCCGCCACGAGCGGGGCTTTTCACATCAGCAGGTCATGTTCCGATTAACTCATCCCCGCGCGCTGCATCTCCTCGCGCAGCAGGTGCATCAGTCGATGCAACTGGCCCTGTGCGCCGGCTAGATCGCCCTTGTTGGCGACGTTCTTGTCGCTGTACGTGTACCACTCCTCGACGCGCTCGAGCGATTTTCGAAGGGCGCGGATTTCGAGAATCAACCATCGGACTTGAAGGTCGCTGTACTCGCGCCATAGCGCGCGCAGATCGGCCTCGGTCGGCGCGTCAAATTCCGGCACTGCCGGACGCAGCTTGAACCGCCGATCCGTGAGCGGAACGCGGTTGCGGTCGATCCTGGTCGCTTCGATTGGTGTGTACGTAACTAGGGAGCTCGACCTTGGATCCTTGTCGAGCCAAAACTCAAATTCACGTTTCGTGAGCTCGATCGGGGTCCTCAGGCGGTTCTTGTCGCCCAGAAAGCTGTACTCCCAGATGTAAGCCCACTGAGGTTTGATCACGGCTGAAGCACTGTATAAAAACACAGTGTATCGTGGGCTAAGATGGTGGCGTCAAGGCGAAAAATTGGGGACGGCCGGACTGCCCGATCTCGGCCCCGACATCTCACCGGAGGCTGGCATGTCGATTCTGGTAGGCACGGCTTCGTGGACCGACAAGACGCTCATCGAGTCCGGCGCTTTCTATCCGCCTGGCTGCAGCAGCGCGGAAGCGCGCCTGCGGTATTACGCCAGCGTCTTCCCGGTGGTCGAGGTGGATTCTTCATACTACGCGATGCCGAGCGCCAGCAACAGCGCGCTTTGGGTCGCGCGGACGCCGCCGGACTTCATTTTCGACATGAAGGCGTTTCGCCTCTTCACCGGTCACCAGACCGAACCCAAGTTCATCCCCAAGGATCTGCAGGCCGAGCTACCGAACACCGGCAAAAAGAACCTGTACTACAAGGATGTGCCGGCGCCGATCGTCGAGGAATTGTGGTCGCGTTTCTTTGAGGCGCTACGCCCGCTGCACGAGGCAGGAAAACTCGGAGCAGTGCTGTTCCAGTTCCCGCACTGGGTGACCGCGGCGCCGAAATCGCTCGCGCATGTCGAGCACTGCGCCGAGCGCATGCACCCACTGCTCACCGCCTTCGAATTCCGGCACGAGAGCTGGTTCGACGAGAAGCACCGCGAATCGACGCTCGCGATGGAGCGCGCGCGCGGAATCGTGCACGTCATCGTGGATGCTCCGGAAGGGGTGACGAAGCGCGTGCACTCGATCTGGGATGTGACGTCGCCTGAACTGGCGATCGTGCGGCTTCACGGACGTAACGCCTCGACGTGGAGTGGGTCCGAGTCGGCGGCCGAGCGGTTCAACTACGAATACAGTGAAGAGGAGCTGCACGAACTTGCAGAACCGATCGCGGAAATGTCAGGACGCGCGGCAAACGTGCACGTCGTGTTCAACAACTGCTATCGCGATGTCGCCCAGCGCAATGCTGGAACAATGAAGCATTTGATCGAGACCATCGCATCATGAGGCATATCGATTCACAGGTTTTGTCGGAGGCGCGGGCCTTGGTTGTCGACGCTGGGATGGCCGACTTCCTCCCAGCCAGTTCGGCGCCGGCGAGTACTGGCGGTGAAATCATTGCGATTGATTTGATCGATTCACCTCGGAGAAATGTGGGTACTCCAAACTTCGACAAACCAGATCCGGACAGGCCCGGTGTGATTCGAAGCACCAGCATACTGGACGCTGTGAGGGATGGTATTCCGTTGCCGCCATTGAGCGTGTACAAGCGGCCAGGAGAGGTACGCTACGAATTGCTCGCCGGGTTTCATCGATATCATTTGTTTGCAGCGCTCGGCTATACGCATGTGTACGCTGAGGTGACAGGCTGGAAGCCCGATTGGTGATTTGATCGGGGCGAGGTGGCTACTCGGCAATCCACTTCCTATCATGAAACGTTTCGTACTCTTTGATAGCGGCGGCGCGTTGCTTGTCGATGAACGCCGCGAGGTCCGAGATGTGGACTCCCTTTGCGCCTTTTTGCGATTTTTCCATTCGAACTATCGGGAGCCGGATTTCGCCGGCGCCGATCTTCCGCAGCAATGTCGCGACCGTGAGCGGGGCGAAGTAGTCCCGGCAGACATCTTCGATTGGAATGATCGCGCGCGCATCATATTGGGCCAAGAGGATAAAGACGGTCTTCATAGGTCGGGAATGGTATTGTCAGACGTTGCACGCCGATCGACATTGCAGAGATTCGTATTCGACACTATCGAGGTTCCCATGTCGAAGCGCCAGATGGATTTTGCACGTGGCTTGAAGGATCCGGTCGTCGTGCGGATCGCGCAGATGCATGAGGCTCAGCGAACCGCGAAGCGATGGATCTCATGGGAGGAGTATTTCCCGCCGCGACCTGGCGATGCCGAGCGTCGAGCCTACGATCATGAAGTGATCCGGAGTAGCAAGCTGAAGCGCGAACGAGCGCTGCAAATACTCGACTGTGTTTGTGTTGCAGCCGCGGCGCGAGGGTTCACGACCAGGATGGGATATCGCTGTCATCACATTGACCTTATCCGCGACGAGGCCGCGGTCAGGGTACGTCTCGTCGAAAGAGGCTTCCGTACTAACACGGAGAAGCTCGATGATGAAGACAGGGATCGATTTCTCGGTCATGGCATCCTTGGGTCTGGTCTCCTCGAACTCATCATCGACGAGTACTCGGACCAGGCCATGCGGTTCAAAGACCATCAGGATTCCAACATTCTCGACCGGCTTTCTGACATCGTGTCCGCGATCGAGACTCGCCATGTTGAATCGCTCGAACGTCTCAGGCGAGATCGACAGCGCGACGAAGCGATCAGGCTGATACGGGAAGAGGCCGCGGTGCGAGAGGCCGAGCGAAAAGTGGAGAAGCGCCGCGTCGACGACCTTCTGAAAGAGGTGCGAGATTGGAACGACGCCGACCTGATTCGTCGATACGTGCAGTCGCTCGATCAAAGACATACAGGCGGCGCACAGCGGGCCGAAGACTATTCGTCGTGGCGCCAGTGGGCGCTGGCGAAGGCCGATGAGTTGGATCCGAGCTCGCGACGGTTGCCGCAGCAGGAACCGTGACGACTGCGGCCGTTGAAAATTCCCCTTGACCGAGGGTTTTCTCGGGGCTACCCTTGTTGCATCGCTGAAACAACAGCGACCGGGTTTGGCGACCTGACTCCATAGGCGGACAACCGCCGAAGTGCGGTTTTTTTACGTCCGTAGGCCTGAGCACGCCTGTACAATTTACGGGTGGGCGATGGTGGGGAGACCTTCGGGTCTGCCGGTTTCCTATGGGCCGGTTCGCCAACCCTGTCATTCGCCCGCCCACCCCATTTGGCGATGGGGCGCGGGTCTCCACATCCATAGGAGGCCGACATGCCTGGTTCAAACGCGTTCGCAGTTTCTACTCCCCAACCTGACTATACCGATCCGACGTTTCGCGGCGCCATGATGAGTGACCATTGGGTCACCGGCGACGACAGCGAATTCGCCATGGTTCCGGCAAACCTGATCGCGGACGTGTACCGCGCATCTGACGCGATCACGACAATTTCTCGGCTGGTTCATAACAGCAGCTGCGAGCCGGGAATGTCGAACGCTGAACCTCTCGGGCAAGCAGCTCACTTGGGGCTGCTGAACGCAGCCGAGCTGATCGGCCAGTACCTGACGGAAGTTGCGGATCGAATGGTGGAAGGCCTGCAACTGGCCAAGCGCGCGAACGAGTCTGTGGAGGTGCGCCATGACTGACATTCGTGCGCTGAAGACCGCTCCCGAGCTGCTTTCCGGCAGCAGTGTAGTGACCAGTTTTCTGTCGATCACTGCAGGCTTGCCGCTGGTAGATGCCCTGGAAGCCTCGTCATGCCATCTGGCGATCGCACGCGACGTGTTGAACGAGACTGCCTCCAATAGCGCCGCAAGCTCGAGCCATTTGTATGCCGTTCTCACGTCCCTCGAAATAGCCAAGGGCTTGCTCGATGCCGCTGTCATGGCTATTGCGCGCGATGGCAAGGAGGTGCGTCATGACTGACGTTCGCGTACCGGCCAGCACACTCAAATGGCTCGGCGACTCACTGCTTTGTGACGGAGAGCCGGCGATTTTTCAACTCATGCATACCGACGGCCGGATCGAGACAATGACACTCCGGGAATGTCTTGCGATCGCTCATCAGATCGATCCATACGGCCGCAGCCGTATCGTGTCAGCGCTTGAGTATGGCTTGCCGCACAATATGCTTGCTAACGAGGACCGCGACGCTTGGGCGACCGAGCGCACGCGCGTTCTTTCACTATCGACTGCAGAGCGGGGGGAGTGATGACGAAGTCCAGAAAGTCGCAGAAGAAGCCGACGCCGGCGTTTGAACGTCCATGGATCGATGCGTTTCCATATCGAAGCCTGGCATCGCGCACTCAAAATCCCGCTACAGCCGACGCAGAACTTAGAGCGTCTTTACCAGGTGGATGCGTAGTAGCGTATATCGACGAGTTGGAGAGAACTCATGTGATGGAGGGCCGGGTGTATGGCTTGACTTCCGGGGGAAGACCGCTGCTGATTGGATATCAGGTAGAGCATGGGCTGGTCCGAGAGCACGTGTGGAAAGCGATTGAAAGGGTGGATCGGATCTTCATCCTGGAGCGCGATGTCCAATTGGTCGATAGAACGGCCCCGTGTCAGCACGCGTCTAGATTCACTGAAATCTTTGCGTTGGCACCTAATACGGCGCTGGATCTGACAAAGCACGAAGCGGAAGGATATTGACAGTTATAACCGCGCCTAGCCCTACGGGGCGATAGCAGGGCCTCACTTGGCGGAAAAATACTGGTGAAATTATGACAGTACCAAGCGTTGATGATTTTATTGCGTGTTTGGACTTGTACGAAAGATATTCATTTGAGCCGAAGTTTTATGATAACCCTGGGAGAGTCGAGGGAGGTTCGGAAGATCACATCTATTGGGAAGCAACTAAATCCTTGTTCGTCAATAATGAGGGGGAATTCGCGCGACTCCTTGCTCGTGCTTACGAGGAGATGGTTAGGCGACAAACAGAGATTCATCATACGCCGGTTATGCGGTGGCTGGACCAATCGCCTTCTTTTGGTGTGGCAATCAATAGAATGTTTCCTTATGTTGAGAGAATTGGCGGGTTGTCTGAAATGCGCGCGCATAGGGATATTTTTGTTTCTTCTGCAATCGAGAGATTGCGTCCATGGGCTGCGGTTGATGGATTTAGATTTAATATAATAAGGAACAGAATATTTTCTGGCCCCAGTGTGTATGGATGGGTTGGCAGTTGTGTTTATGCTTTATATGAGTATCATTATATTAATAGTGCTGAATTAATTTCGTCTCGTCGGAAATTATATTTATCTAATGTTGAAAATGCCATAAAGGCGGTTGAGGCGCTGCAATCTTTGGCCGACGATCCTATCGCATCGAGTTTATTCGAGAGAGTTGGTCGAAAGCGAACTTTTATAAAGCAATTTCAATCGAAGCGAGGAAATTCGGAAGACATGCTTTCGAGGCTGTCAGAGATGAAGAAGTTCGATCCGAACATCTTGTATCCGATATCACGGCTCGATGGCACTGCTAGAGCGAGATTGTTCGTCTATAAAATGGCTGACACGAACGTTCAGCATTGTGGTTCGGCTAAGGCGGCGGTGATTGCCGAACTTATGGAAATTGATGGGTTCGTGTCTCGGCTTGATTTGCGCACGATCGAGCGCCAATGCGCAAACTACGGGTCGATGCAGCAGAACTACTGGCGGCTTCTTCGTGAGGGTAAAACTTGATGTCGGCTGTTCGAATGGATCCGTCGCGACAGTAGTTTGCGAAAATTTAGCAACAACTGTCGGGGCGGTAGATTCGCATATTCGTGAGAACAACCGCCGTTTCTAAAAATTCAACGAATAAGTAGCATTAGCTCACCAACTTCTCCAACGGTGAGCAAAAGTGAAGAAGACAGCCGCGCAGGCCGATCCCGGCAAGCCGATCGAGCCGATCCTCCCGCGGGTCGGCCTCTCCAAATGGGCTCAGATCGCGCCCTTTATTCCGATGTGCCGTGAGTCCTGGCGGAAACTGGGGCTCGCCGGCAAGGCTCCCCAGCCGATCCGGATGAGCCGCACCCACTCCTGCTACAGCAACGCCGAAGTGCACCGGTGGCTGGCCGATCCGCTTGGCTATGCCGCGGCGCCTCAGGAAGAGCGGGAGGCGGCGTGAAATCACAGATCAATTCCACTGCGACAACTGCGTCACCGGCGTGCATTGATGGGCGATGCTTGGCCGGGAAACCGAAATAGCCTATGGACGTCGACTGGTCATCGGCGAATGAGACAGGCGCCCCGTGTTTCGGGGGAAGAGGTGAGCCGAACCTGTCCGGCGAGCCGCTCAGCCTGACCAGCTGCTTCCCCCAAAGCGCGGGGCTTTTTTATGGCCGTTTAGTAATCCTTAGTGGATTATCGGCAAGGATGGTAAGCATGAAAACCATTGAAGATGATGTGATCGTCACGACTCCGCCGTGTCAGACATTTTCGGCGCCGCGGCACCTGCGACGATTCAGCGTGCCGAATCTCTGCGGTTGGTCGATCGAGCAGGCGGACGTCACCGAAGTAACTGGGCAGGCCCGAGCCGACTACGAGCGCGAGCTCCGCATCAGCGCGATCGGCAAGCTGCTCGAATCGCCGGCCGCAACGCCTCTCTGGCGGCGCGTCTGCAAGCACGCGATGTACAGCGAGATCCGCGGGCGCAGCGCCGACCAGCGACTCGTCATGGAGCTGGCCATCCAGGAGTCGATGCGATGAGCTTCCAAGCCATGACATGGGCCGTCGAGCAGGACTTGCCGGCCCTCCAAAAGCTCGTCTTGCTGATGCTGGCGAACTGCTGCAACGCACATACGGGACGGTGCGACCCATCGCACGACCGGCTGGCGAAAGAGTGCGGAATGAGCCGTGACTCCGTGCGACGTGCGATTGCGGAACTCGAGAAGTGCGGCCTGATCGAGATTCGACGCCAGACTCAAAACGGCGTAAATCTCCCGAATCAGTATCTCCTGAGGGTGGGGTCATCCGTAGGGGGAGTAGGTGCTGATAGCACCGACGGGTATGTGCACGCAGCACCTACCGTAGGTGCTGACAGCACCGAGGGTGGGTGCTCACAGCAGGGAGGGGTAGGTGCTGACAGCACCACAAAACAGGAAGTTAAACCAGGAAGTAAACCTACTCGTTCGTGCGATTCGAAATTCGATGATGCATGGCGGCAGTATCCGAAGCGTGAAGGCTCAAATTCGAAGCAGGCTGCGCTGCGGGCTTGGAACGCTCGGATCCGTGAAGGCATCGACCCGGATGTGCTGGTAGCAGCGGTGGCCGCCTACGCTGCGGCGATGGCGGCTGCCGGCAACATCGGGACGCCGTATGTCAAGCAGGCGTCTACGTTCTTCGGTCGTGACCGGCATTTCGAGGAATTCGCGAAGTCCCTGCCCGCGGCGGGTGACCTTTTCGCGGGCGGCGATACCGTGCCGTGGTGGAAGGCCGCGGGTTTCACGTACCAATGGCAGGCAACCAATGCCGGCTGCAGCGAGCGATCGGCCCATCTCTGGGCGAACGGCGTACGGCAGGAGGCTCGGGCATGAACGCGCGAGAACTGGCCGAACTCTTGGCGCAGAACGCGCAGACGGTCGTCGAGCACCTCCTGCCTAACGGTCGAAAGTCGGGCAAGGAATGGAAATCCGGCAGCACGGCGGGCGAGAAGGGGCAGAGCCTGTCGGTATGCCTCAGCGGCGCTAAGCGGGGCGTGTGGAGGGATTTCGCCGGCGAAGACGGTGGGGATTTGCTCGATCTCTGGTGCGCGTGCCGGTCGATGTCCGTAGCCGATGCCATGCGTGAGGCGAAGCAGTTCCTCGGCGTGCGGGATGACATGCCGAAGCGCCAAGCGCCGACGTATCAGCGTCCGGCACGGCCGAAGGCAACGCGACCGACGAGCCTGCTGGACGAGTGGTTTGGCGGCCGCGGCATCACGCCTGAAACCGTGAAGGCTTTCCAAATCGCCGAGCAAACCAACGGGCCGAAGACGCACATTGTGTTTCCGTACCTCCGCGGCGGCGAGCTGATCAACGCGAAGTACCGGAACATCGCGGACAAGAAGGACATGCGGCAGGAGGCCGGCGCCGAGCCGTGCCTGTTCGGCTGGAATCTGATCGATCCCGCTCAGCGCGTCGTTGCGATCGCGGAGGGCGAGATCGACGCCATGACGCTGCACCAAGTCGGCATTCCCGCGCTGTCCGTGAATGCCGGCGCCGGCAACCACCAGTGGATCGACAGCGACTGGGAACGGCTTGAACGCTTCAGCGAGATCCTGCTCTGCTATGACAACGACGAGGCCGGCCGGAAAGGGGCGCACGAGGTCGCGAATCGCCTCGGCATCGAGCGTTGCCGCGTTGTGTTCTTCGACGATTCGAAAGACGCGAACGAATACCTGCTGTCCGGTGCCACCGCTGCAGATTTTCGCCGTTGCTGCGATCAGGCATCGGGCTTCGATCCGGACGAACTCAAGTCGATCGAGCGCTTCTGGTCGAACGTCAAATCGATGTTCTACCCGGCACACGAGGAAGAGAGCTGCGCGTACCTGTCGTTCTGCGGTCGCAACGAACTGTGGTTCGAGTTCCGACCGGGCGAAGTGACGGTCTGGACGGGCATCAACGGGCATGGGAAGTCGCTGCTACTTGGCCAGGTGCTCATCGGCCTGATGTGCCAAGGCGAGCGCGCGTGCGTCTTCTCGGGCGAGATGCGGCCGGAGATGCAGGGCAAGCGGCTCGCGAAGCAACTGGGCGGACTTGATCGGCCGGCGCCGGAGTATCTCGACCACATGGGCGCGTGGCTGCGCGATCGGATGTGGGTCTTCGACCTCGTCGGCGTCGCCGCGATCGAGCGCTTGGTGACAGTGTTCACGTACGGCTTCAAGCGCTACGGCATCCGCCACTTCGTGATCGACAGCTTGATGATGACCGACGTCCCGGAGGACGGCCACGGCGCGATGACGGCGCAGAAGGAGGCAATGCGCCTGCTCGCGAACTTCGCGCGCCAGTACAACGTCCACGTGCACCTCGTCGCCCATCCGCGCAAGGGCCAGGATGAAAAGCGGAGTCCCGGAAAGATGGACGTCGGCGGCAGCGGAAAGATCACGGACGCCGCGGACAACGTGTTCTCGGTCTGGTCGGCGCAGAAGGATCAGGACGACGAGAGTGTCGAAGAACCGGATGCGTTCCTGACGCTACTGAAGGCGCGAAACGGCGAGACGCAACGCCGGTCGCTTGCGCTGTTCTTCAACCGGGATTGCATGCAGTTCGGGCCGAGCGAATCCCGCCGGCCATACGTTTATTTGCCGTTCAGCCGGGCCGGACAGGAGGCAGAGGCATGAAGCAGATCGAGCGCAACGGGTCGGCGCAGCGGCAGATCTGCCAGCTCTTGGCAAGTCATGGTGCCATGACGATCAACGAGATCGCAGAGGTGCGAAGCGTTCATCCGCGGGCGACGGCGCGTCAGCTCGACGCGCTGTCTGAAGCTGGATTCGTTTCGGCGTCGGGAAAGCCCAAGCGCTATGCCCGTACCGAGAAGCCGATCCCGGCGGTCGTCCCGCTTACGCCGAAGTCCGCGCGTATTGCCGAGCGCCGGCAGGGTGACCAAGCACGCGTTAGCGCGCCGTTTCGCGTGCCTGAGCCGACGGAGCTTGAGCGTGTCATATCGCGATGGGCGGCGCTGGAAGGCGCCTGCTTATGATCTCGCTGCGCAACCTGTCGAGCCCGGATCTCATCGGCCGGCGCATTTGCGAACTGCTTGAGGAGGAGGGGATGCAGAGCCAGGCTCACCTGAGCCTGCGGTTCGGTGTCCCTCGCGGAACCATCTCGAAGTACCTCAAAGCGTTGACCGAAGAGAAATATGTCTACGTGGCCAGTACGATCACATATTCGAAGCAGACAGCGTCCAAGGGCCTAAGGCGGGGCGAAATTCTGCTTTACGCACGCACTCAGAAGCCTCTCCCGGTCGGAGGCGTGGAAGTCGCAGAGCTGACGCCGCTCGAACCCCATCAGATCATGTGCAGCATCATCAGCAGAGGGAAACCGGACTAACTTGGTCGCGTCTCCTTCACTACGGTGATTCGCCCGGCCAGTCCGGGCATTCTTTTCTGGAATGCGCCTCGAATCCTCCATCTGCCCGCAATGCAAGCGCCTCTGGCGGCTGAACATCGTTGCCGTGCTGCGTGAAGCGAAAGGGAAGAGATGGGTGTGTCGCGTCTGCCAGATCGCCAACGAAGCGGACGTCGCAAATAGGCAGCGCGGGAGCAAGAGCGATGAATCTGTCTGAAAAAGACATTGCGAGATTCTGGTCGAAAGTTGGCAAGTGCGGTGAAGACGAGTGTTGGCCATGGTTGGCGGCCATCACGCATGGGTATGGGCAATTCTTCGCCCGTGGGAAGAACCTCCGCGCGCACCGAGTTGCGTGTCAATTGGTGCATGGAGATCAGCCATACGAAAAGGCAGAAAGTGCTCACCGGTGCCACAACCGCCTCTGCTGCAACCCTAAGCATTTGCATTGGGCAACCAGGGCAGCGAATGAGCAGGAAAAGGCAGAGGCTGGCCGCCAAGTGCGAGGTGAGCAAGTGCATTCCTCCAAACTGACCGAGCAAGACGTCCTCGAGATTCGGCGGCTGTACTCGGCTAAACAGGCAACACAGACGGTTCTATCCGAGCAATTCGGCGTGAGCCAGAAGCAGATTCACCTCGTCGTTACCCGAGCGCGCTGGAAGCATGTGCAGTAAGGAATAACCGCAAATAACCGGGAGCGGTATAGAAGAAACGGTAGTGGGGGCCATTAGCCCAGCCCTGAATAACCGGTGCCGAGCCGGCTCAATAAACGTGGACGAATGGCGGAGTCGCACCGCCACGCGCAGATGGATGGCTACCGCACAAGGGCGCAGCAGTCTGCACGAATCCGGATATACCACCCTCGGCCTAGCAACGCTTCTAAAAAAAGCGGGTGGGAGGTTGCGCCCGTTCCATCGGTCCGGAGTTGAACATGATCGCGTACGCTATCTTCACGTCTGGCGGCACACTGCTTGCCACTATCTCGACGCCGACTCCGCCGACGCTCGAGCAGATGGCGGACTACTGCGCGGAAATCAACGGATTCGCCGATCGAGATGAATGGATGTACCAGGCGCGCATCGATAGCATCGCGTACGCGCCTGTCCATTGAGGGAGACGTGATCTCCGTCACTCCGGAGAACGCTAGTTCCCGCAAGCGGGGCACTTTCTGCCGGCCTCGGCGAACGTTGAATGGTCTCCCGGCCTCTTCTGGCTCATATCTTCATCGACGTATTTGACGCTGCTCCATTCGGCCGAGTACGGCTGATCGTTCTCGCTTTCCACGAGCGTGCCGCGGTGCCCGCAAGAGCATGAGAGGTGCGTGTACGTGCGCATCGTCATGATGACCTCTTAGGTGATTCGCCAGTGTAGCAATTGGCTTCGTGCCGGCAACGTTCTCTCGCGTGCGCGCACGTACGCGCGAGAAAAGGCTCAGGGACGGAGAGGGGAAAGGAAGGAAAGGTGGAGGAAGAGGGTGTCCTACGTGCCTAAAAAACACCTGTTTTCTGCCTCGCCTTCATCCATTCAATTTCCTTTCTGTCACATTCGAAAGCTTTCATGTTGCGGTGCGTTCGTCGTGATCGGTCTATCAGTCGAACCATGAAGATGTATAAGTCATTGATTGTATTGAGTTGGTGCGATGCACATGGATTTGACATAATGGGTGCTATCGGTCGAAACGGGGCATTATCACCTCATAATGAGAGCAATTCTCATCCTTGCCTTACGAAATCCCAACTTTGGGACCACCCCAGGGCCCCACGGACGGGGGTGACGAAATTTCGCGAACCCTCTCTCCAATCCGCACGAGGGAAAAACATTGATGATCCTCCGCGAGGAGGAATCTCATGGCCCTGACCAATGCAGCGTTGCTTACCGCGATCTCGGACGACCGGGCGCTTGGTTCTGCGATGCTGTTCCCGCATCGGCATCCGCAGGCATCGCCGGCGTTCCACGTCGAGGTGATGGACCTGTGGCGATGTGCCGACGAGTGGGTGCTGATCGAGGCATTTCGGGAGGGTGCCAAGTCGACGCTGTCGGAAGAGCATCTGCTGATCGAGGCGTGCTTCGGCAACTTCGGGTACTGCCTGATCATCGGTGAGACCTACACGAAGGCATGCCAGCGGCTCGAGGCGATCAAGTTCGAGGCGACGCGGAACATGAAGCTGCAGGGGCTGTTCGGGCGTCTGAAGGAGGCCGGGCGCGTCTGGAACGAGCACCAGATGGAGCTTTCGAACGGTGTGCTGCTCGAGGCGCACGGCTGGGAAGAGGAGTTCCGAGGCTTCAAGTGGCGCGACATTCGGCCGGACCGGGCGTATCTCGACGACATCGAGAACAAGGAGCGGGTCAAGGACAAGGCTGCGGTCGATGCCTCTATGCGGAAGCTCTACCTCGAGCTGATCCCGGCGATGGACAAGGTCAAGGGCAAGATCCGGGTCACCGGGACGCCGTTGGCCGAGGACTGCATGATCACCAGGCTTCGAGATAACCCGGACTGGACGAGCCGGCGGTACCCGATTTGCAACGGAGACATCGACGACCCTGCCACGGAGGCTTTGTGGCCGGAACGCTATCCGATGGACTGGATCCGCCGGAAGCGAGACGAGATGGAGCGGGCCGGACAACTCCGGGGTTTCATGCAGGAATACATGCTCATGGCGATCGGCTCGCAGGACAAGCCGTTCGAGAGTGAGCATATCCGCGAATGTGTGATCGACCCTGCGCCATGGCTGCCGAAGGTCATCATCACCGACCCCGCACGGACAACGGACGTGAAGAAGAGCGACCGGACTGGGCGGGTGGTCGTCAGCCGATTCGGTACGAAGATCTACGTCCATGCGAGCTCGGGTGAATTCTGGAAGCCCGACGAAGTGATCGACGACGCGTTCAAGACGTCCGCGCGGTACGGTGACGCGGCCGTCGCGATCGAGAAGAATTCGCTCGACGAGTGGTTGCTACAGCCGATGCGTGCGGAAATGCTCCGCCGTGGCGTGACGCTCGCACTGCGTCCTCTGACCGCCCCGCAGGACCGGGACAAGGTGCAGTTCATCATGGGCATGCAGCCATTCTTCGAGGCCGGCGACATCGTGCTGGTCGGCGGGCACGGTGCGCACCCCAAGCTTGTCGCCGAGATCCTGAATTTTCCCAGCGGCAAGCGCGACGTCCTGAACGCGCTCGCGTACTTCCAGCGCGTTTTCTCGGGGTCGCCGGTATACGAGGACTTCGGCCAGTGGAACCTCGTCACCGAGTACGAGCCGAGCCAGCAGCACCCGCTTGGCCTGGCATTCAACTCGAACGGAACGGAGACAACTGCAGCACTGGTTTGCATCGAGGGCCAGCGCATTGTCGTCGTTGCTGACTGGATTTCGCCAGTACCTCCGAAGGAAGCGGTAACCGACATCACTCAGCTTGTGCGCGCTGCGTTCCCTCGCGCGCGCGTGACGACATGGCTACCGGCCGACGTGCTCGACCAAGCCGATCGCATGCCGATCGTGGCTGCGCTTCGCGCCGCGAACATGTATCCGATGCGCGGGGCATACGTGAACGTGGCTCGGGGCTCCTTGTCTCCGCTTATCCGCACCGAGGCTAAGGCACGACGTCTGTTCCAAGTCGACCAGGAAGGAGCGAAGCACACGCTCAACGCAATGGCCGGTGGCTACAACTACCCCGTCGATCGCGCGGGAAACCGGAATACGCTCCCCGAGACTGGTCCGCACCGTACCCTCACAGAGGGATTGGAAGCGGCCGTGTATGTGATCTGCTCGCAGCGCGAGGACGTCCTGCCGGAAGGCGTGAACATGGGCGTCAACCCGCAGGGCGTGAGCTACCTGACCACTTTGCCGCGGAGATGACCATGGCAGTCGATCGAAAAATCACCCCCAAGGCGCCGTCGCAGCGCCCGTCGGACTTCTACAAGGGCAAGCAGCAGGGCGGCGCCTACGGCCGCGCGGAGAAGGTCGGCGAGCGCATGTCGGGCGGCCCGATGCGCGAAAAGCTGTCGAAGCCGGGTCTGTGATCATGAAGTCGCGCCGCGAATTCCAGGGTACGCGCTCCGAGTCGCGCCCGGTCGGCGACTTCTTCGCCGAGAAGACCTCGAAGAAGCCGAACACTGATGATCGGCCGAAGCGCACGCCGCGTGATCGCGGCACCGGCACTTCGCTCGAGCGCAAGCTCCGCGGCAAGGTGATCGGCTGATTCTTCCATGGCCCGCCCGAAGAAGCCGAAGCAGCAGGACGACAAGCCCGCGGTCGAAACACTGGACGCGCGGGCCCTCGATGCTGAGAAGACGGGCGAAGAGATCGAGAACTGGGCCGACCGGCCCGATTCCGACGCTTACACCGAAGCGGCGAAGCTGTATCCGAAGATCGCGAAGTGCTACGAGAACAAGCAGGAGCAGATGGACCGCTGCGCCGAGTACTGGTCCATCTACAACGCCCAGCCGGACGAGAACCAGCAGTACTCCGGCAACTCCCAGTGCTACATCCCCGCGGTTCGTAACGCCGTCAATGCGCGCATGAAGCGCACGCTGGCGCAGCTCTTTCCCGTGAATCACAAGCATGTTGGGGCGACCGGCCCGGACGGCACCATCCCGTTCGCGCAGGTGAGCCTGCTCGAGCATTACATCCGTTCGGCCGCGGTGAAAGACGTCGTTCGCGCGGACCTGATCGCCGGCGATGTGACGGGGCAGTGGAACCTGTACATCGATTGGTCGCGCACGCAGCGCCGGATCACCGAGCTGATCAAGAAACCGCCGATCCTCGAGGACCATGAGCTCGGCGGGGAGGTTGAAGACCTCGCTGCGGACGACGACGAATGGGACTGGGAGAAGGAAACGAAGGAGGTCACGACCGAGGGGCCGGACATCGTACCGTTCGCTACTGAGGACCTGGCCGTCTACCCGCCGACCTGTAACGACATCGAGAAGGCCACCGCGACCGCGATCCGGCTGCGGCTGACGATCGACGCCGTGCAGCAGTTCGTCGACGAGGGCATCTTCATCGGCGTCTCGGCGAAGGAGCTGGTCGACAACCTGGCGAAGCCGGACGGCGGGCGCGAGAAGTACGTGCCGCCCAAGAAGCGGACTGGAGACGCTGGCATCCGCACGGAAGGCACGTTCAAGTACGCGCTGATCTACGAGGTCCACACGAATCTGGATCTGGGCAACGGCAAAGAACCATGCTTCGTTTACTTCGCCGGCCAGGACGTGATCCTCGGGATCATCCGGAACCCGTTCTGGTCGGGCAAGCGGCCGATCATCTCGGCGCCGATCGAGCGCATCACGGGCTCGTTCTTTGGCATTTCGAAAATCGAGCCGGTCAAGTTCCTGCAGTGGAACCTGAACGACTTCTGGAACATGGGTCAGGACTCGGCGCAGTACAGCTTGCTGCCGATCACCATGGTCGACCCGCTGTCGAATCCGAACTACCAGTCGATGGTGGTCGGGCTCGCCGCGGTGTGGCTGACCGACCCGAACAAAACGAAGTTCGCGAACTTCCCGGCCATCTACAAGGACGCGATCCCGCTCTGCGAGAACCTGAAGCAGCAGATCAACGAGTCGATGGACGTCAATGACGCCATGCTCGGGAAAATGCCGGCCGGCCGGAAGAACCAGGCGCAGATGGCCGCCATGGCGCAGCAGCAGGAATCGAACATCATCGACAACGCGAAGCGGTACGAGGAAGTCATTCTCAATCCGCTGCTCGAATGGATGTTCGAGCTCGATCGGCAGTTCCGCACCGAGGAGCTCACAGTCGAGGTGCTCGGCGAGCTCGGCGCGCGCGCCAACCTGCAGACGATCCCGCCGCAGGCATTCGGCGAGCGCTACTTCTTCCGCTGGTGCGGCACGTCGTACCAGCAGAACCTGCAGCGCATGCAGCAGATGATCGCGTGGATGAACGTGCTGCGCGGCATCCCGCCGCAGCAGCTCGACGGCCGGCGCCTGAACATCGGGCCGATCCTCGAGTACGGTACCGAGCAGATCTTCGGCCCGGAGGTGGCGCCGCGCATCCTGATCGACGAGCGGAATCTGTTCCACCTCGATCCGCAGGACGAAAACCTGATGATGCACAACGGCCTCCCGGCTGAGATCCATCAGGCCGACGACGATCGCGCGCACATCGCCGCGCACCTGCAGGCGGCGCAGCTCACCGGCGACCAGCAAGGGCTGTTCCGCGCACATATCCAGCAGCATCAGCAGGCCATGCAGGCGAAGCTCCAGGCGCAGCAGGCGCCGACCCCGCCGCAGGGGCAACCCGGCGTGCCGGGCGGCGCGGGGCCGGGCGTTGCAGGCACGCCGCGCCCTGGCGCACAGCCGGGACAGCCGCGGCCGCAGGGACCGGCCGGCATGATCCACCCGGATCAGATCGCCTCACCGATGGCGGGGCCGCGATGAAACGCTTCGTGGCCCGGTGCACGCCGTGGGGAACCATCCAGACCGGCATCTTCTTCCGATCGCTGACGGACATCGAGAAGGATGCCGTGATCGCGCACGAGCGCGCGCACCTGATTCATCGGGATCCGTGGCGCCGGCTCTGGTGGCTGCTGACGCTGCAGCTGATCTTCCGGCCTGAATGGGTTTTCGCGCGCGTGCGCGAACAGGAGCTGGCTGCTGATCGGTACGTGAAGGAGCAGGGTCTCGCGGTCGGCATGCGCATGTTCCTGCGTCGGCACCCGCATCCGGGCAGTGCGCTGCACCCGAGCTCTCAGGAAAGGCTGGAGGCGCTCCATGTCTGACGCATTTCGCATCACCCCGCCATTCATTCGCGCCGAAGGCAAGGATGCACCGCCGGAAACCATCCAGGCCGCGGTGAATTCCCTTGCGCAACAGACGACCGTCGCGCTTAACCAGATCGGCACCGGGAGCGGCCCCATATTCAACGCAATCATGCTCGCCTGGTTTCTCAGTCTGCCGACTACCTTGCCCGCAACGTCCGGCGTGCTCTGGAACAACGGGGGCACCCTCGCATTGTCGTAGAGGCACCCATGAAGAAATTCATCGTCGCAGCGCTGTCGCTTGCATTCTCGGTGATTGCCCTGGGGCAAAGTTATCCGAGCCCGACGTACAACAATGTCGCGATCAACGGCACCGCGACGATCCCGCACGCCGCAATTACGGGCGGCACGATTAGCGGATTGAGCCCGCCGATTCCGGTCGCATCCGGCGGTACGAACAGCGCTTCAGCCAGTGGCACGGCGCTCGACAACATCACGGGTTTTGCGTCGACCGGCTTCATGAGCAGGACGGGCGCCGGCACGTACAGCTTTACAGCTTCTACCGGGTCGGGGTCTGTCGTGCTTGCAGCATCGCCGACGATAGCTTCACCGACGGTTACCGGCAGCTTTACGGCGACCGGGCTGGTCACACTTGCAGACCATGCGACGCAAGCGGCCAATACGATCATCGGAAACGGTACCGGCTCGACGGCGAGCCCTACGGCACTTGCGGTGCCTTCGTGTAGTGCGACCACGAACGCCTTGACCTGGACCTCAAGCACGGGATTCACCTGCAATTCGTCGATTAACGCGGCGACTCTCGGCGGGGCGACGTTTGCAGCACCCGGTCCGATCGGTTCCAGTACGCCATCGACAGGTGCCTTTACGACGGTCAATTCTGCTGGCCCGAATGTCGCCGGCGGAAACATCACGGCTGCTTATACGTCGCCCGGTGCTTACATTGCGGCCCGCACGCAAAGTACGAGCATTGGGAACCAGATATACAACACGGTTACTAACGGCGGCGGGACAGATTTCGATGCCACGGAATCTACGGTTGTCATACCGAATGGATCGACTCTCACTGGTGTTAATGGATTCGGAAGTTACGTCGTGAATCAAAACCCCGCCTCCGCAGGGTCGCGTAATGGCGTGAATTATTTCAGCGTACAAACATGCGCCGTGAATAACGGCGGGTGCTGGGCGCAAAACGCTATCCTCCAGGACAATACGACATACAACACGTCGAGTTTCACTGGCATCAACATGATTGGCGCCGAGTACGATCTGACTGCGACGTCGACAGGGACCAATATCCAGGGGATTTCGTTGCTCGGATCGTCGCTTGTGCAGCCCGCAGGCGCAGACGGATTTACGGTTGGCTCTCTATCAACACAGAATCCAGGAGTTGCCACGTGGTCGCATTCATTTGTGTCGTCGAACGGCTCGTCGAATGTCGCCCTGTACGGTGGGATGCTCGGTGGTACGAGCGGGAATAATCTCGCAAGTCAACCGATTCAGCTCGCATATACGAATGGTTCGGGCACTGCTTATAACTGGACGCTTCAGGCGCTCACAAATGGAGCGTTCAACATCACGGATGGAGCGGGCGCTACTGCTCACTCGATTAACCTAAATTCTAATGTAAATATTACTGCCGCTGCACAGACCGGCGCGAATGTCGCAAGCGACAATTTGCTTCTGAATTATCGTGACGCTAGTGCTACTGCTCAAGACTATCAAATCGCGGTAGGCGCCAACCAAGTTTTGTCTTTCCAAAGCTCGGCAGGTAATGCGTCGGCCAAATATTTCTTTGGCGGTCTAATTCAACCAGTTTCTTCAATAGGCATTCAAGGCACAACTGCTGGAGACAATGCTCAAGCTGGCAGCATTGGGGAGCATCCTTCCAGTTCCGTGTCGTCTGGGTCGGCAGTTGCTTTAACGACCGCGACACCCGCCAATATCACTTCCCTGTCTCTTTCCGCTGGAGACTGGCAGGTATGCGGATCCATCGCGACCAATCCCAACGCTTCGACAATCCAAACGGTCATCGAAGGAGGCGTAAGCGCGACATCAGCGACGCTGCCACCAGTGACGAGTGGCGCACTCGCGTTGCTCAACCTTACCTTTGCGACAGGGGCCGGACAATCCTTCCCAGTCGGATGTACTCGCGCGAATATCACCGCCACCACGACGTATTACTTGGTGATGTTGTCCAATTTCAGTGGGTCCACGAATTCGGGATACGGAACAATTTGGGCAACGCGGATGAGGTGACTTTTGAGAAACAGGGAAACCGGAATAAAAAGTGCGGAACCCTGATCAGGAGATCATCGTGCGCAAAAAAATTCTGGCCCGTTTGTTCGGCCTTGTATTCCCGGCGGTCGGCGCCGGCAACCCGCCGAGCATCCCGGACAACGGTGCAATGCCCGATCAGATCGGCCTGTACAACGCGGTTCTGGGCATGAACCCGTTCCAGGAAACTGGCTACAACGCAGCGGCGAACACCTCCGGCTTTACGCTCGCGGCTGCACAGATCGCTGGCGCCGCGCAGAACTTCCTGAACCTCACCGGAGCGCTTGGCGCCGGCGCGAACGCGCAATTGCCGACCGTTGCTGCACTGATCGCGCAGCTGCCGACGGTGGTTCAGAACGCCCCGATCGGCCTGAGCTTTCAGCTGCGCATCATCAACAGCTCCAGTGGCGCGTTTGCCTGGACGGTGACGACAAACACGGGCTGGACGCTCGGCGGCACCATGTCGATCGCGCAGAACACCTGGCGCGATTTCATCGTCACCATCACCGGCGCGACGACCGCAACGCTTCAGGCGGTTGGTACGGGCACGCAATCGTAAGGGCCGCCATGATCAAGCTCCTGCAGCGACTTCTCGGTTTCCTGTTTCCTGGCGTCGACGATGCCGACCCGGCGGATCCTGGTGGTGATGCTGGAGGCGGCGGCGCTAGTGCTGATGACGCTGGCGGCGCTGATCCTGGCGCTGGCGATCCTGCTGGCGATATTTCGGAGGACGATCTCGAATTCGATTTCGTCGAACCCAGCGCGCCGGCACGACGCACGACTACTGAAGCAGATCGGCTTGCGGCACTCGAGGCAGAAGTAGAACGTCGCGGGCGCATGGTCGACGCATCGCGCGCGGCCGCGCCGACCGCACCTGTCGCTGACCCCGAGTTTCAGCGCGAGGAAGAACGGTTGCGCGATCCGAATCTGGACCCGATGGAGCGCTGGCAAATCCAGTCCAACCGGACGCTCCGCCAAAGCCAACAGGCTGCGCAGGCCGCGCTGTTCCAGGCGCAGGACCTGCGCGATCAGACGTTGTTCGAATCAAAGATGGCAAGCGATCCGCACCGCGCGCGCTATCGCGATCGAGTCGAACAGGCGGTGCAGGACGAACGACGCGCAGGGCGCAACGCTTCGCGCGAGGCCGTCTACTACTACATGCTCGGCAAAGACATCGCGGACGGCAAGCTGAAGCCGAAGGCGAAAGCCAAGGCGCCCGCTGCCGACGTCCCGCGTGGCAAACCCCCGGGCGTGCGCTCGACCGTACCGCCGGCGCGCGGGCAAACCGAACACCAGAAGCGCGCCGCGCGGCTGGCCGACGTGAACATCTGACCAGCACGAGGACACCATGCTGACGAAAATTCTGGCCCTCCTGACGGGCCTCATGTTTCCGGGGGTGACGAACCAGTCGTCGAGTTTCACGGCTGACGTCGAAGCGTACATCCAGGAAGAAGTCGAGCCGCTGGCGCGTCGCCAACTGGTTGCGTACCAGTTCGGCAAGCCGCTGAAGCTCGACACGAACCGTGGCACGACATACACGGCATCGCGCTACCAGCGCCTGCCGCTGCCGTACGCGCCGCTGCAGGAAGGCGTCGCGCCCCCGGGTGAAGCGATGACGCTGCAGCAAGTCAGCGCCACCGCGCAGCAATGGGGCGATCGCGTCATCATCACCGATGTGGCGAACCTGACGATCAAGCATCCGCTGTTCCAGCAAGCGTGTGAGCTGGTCTCGCTGCAGATGCCCGAAACGCTCGAGCGCAACACGCTCAACACGCTGCTGTCCGCGCCGCAGGTGAACTATGCCGGCGGTGCTGCCAACCGCGCCGCGCTGACGGCGTCGAACGTGATGTCGCCGCACGAATCGAACCGCCTGTTCGCCTCGATGGCCGCGTACGGCGTGCCGCGTTTCAACGGCGACGAGCGCGAGGACATGATGATCGAGGCGGGCGCGTACCGCGATCCGTCGGCTATACCGCGCGTCAAGCAGCACTACGTCGCGCTGATCAGCCCGTTCTCGGCGCAGGACATGCGCGAGAACGCATCGGTCCAGCAAGCCTGGGCATATAGCGACGTCAATCGGCTCTACAACAACGAGCTGGGCGACTTCGGCGGCATCCGTTACTGCGAAACCAACATGATGCCGTATTGGACCGGTGCGGCTGCGATCAACGGCACGGCGTCGACGTCGGGCGGTCAGCTCGCGACGGGCACGTACTACATCCAGGTCACTGCCGCACCGGCGCTGACGTCGGTCGAGCAGACGATCTATCAGGTGTCGTCGTCGATCGCAGTCACGGGCCCGACGGGCTCCATCTCGGTGACCCTGCCGTCGTTCCCGAACTACGTGTTCAATGTGTACATCGGGACGACCGCGAACCCGGCCAACCTCGCAACGGCGATCGGCAACGGCGTCCCGGTGACCGGCGTGCTCGCCGGCCAGGCGACACAGCTGCAACCGAACCAGACGGTCACGCTGACCGGAATCGGCGTCACGCAGACGCCGCCGGCCGCCCCTGCGAACGGCGTGTCAGTGTTCCCGGTGATCTTCATCGGCAACCACAGCTACGGCCAGGTGCTGCTCGAGAACCCCGAGTTCCACTACCTGACCGGCGCCGACAAGTCGGATCCGCTGAACCAGACCCGGGTCGTGTCGTGGAAGGTGTTCTACGGTTCGATCCTGCTCAACACGGCCTTCCTGGCCCGCGTCGAATGCGGCTCCGCCTTCGCGCCGGGTTACCAAGGCGGTACCGTGACCACCCCGTAAGGAGTAACTGATGGCCGCACGTAACTCGCAGGAGCCGGGGAAACCGGCTCCCGAGTCGGCTGACGCCGACGAACTGCTTGGCGGTGCGCCGGCAGAAGAAAGCCGTGAAGCGCTGCTCGAGCGCATCAAGGCGCTCGAAGCCGAAAACGCCAAGCTCGGCGCGGCGAAGGACATCGCCGAGGAAGAATCGGCACGCCTTTCCGCACAGGCACAGTCGGCGCTCCTGACGTCGGGCGTCGTCGAGCGCTATGCCGGTAAGGCCGAGGACGGCGAGACGGATCTCTGGTGGTATCGCATCGATCTCGCGCCGTGCGGCGGCGAGCACCTGAAGATCAACGGCACGCCGTATCTGCACGGCCACACGTACAAGTTCGACACGGACACCCTGCGCTCCATCAAGGAAATGGTCGCGCGAACCTGGGTGCACGAAAACGACATCAACGGCCACGCATTCAACCCGTATCGGCAGGCTCAGAACAAAGTGCTCGGCGGCGGCCCCGTGCCGGCCTGGGCGCGTCAGTAATTCTCCACCCCCGAAAGGAAGACCATGTCGCAAGCCTCTCAGGAAGTTACGGCTGCAACGGTGATCGGAAACTTCACGATCACGCTCCCGGCGCCGAACCAGGCGCAGCTCTCGGCCAGCGGTTACCTGGTCGAGGGCGAGGACAAGGCGTCGCTCGACGCCAGGATGGATACCGTGCGCGAGGCGCTCCAGCGCCAGCAACGCCTGCTCGAAATCCCCGTCCTCGAAGCCCACATCGAACAGTGGGAAAAGGCGCGTGATGACGTCGCGCGCGCGTATGCCGATCTGCTGGAACGTCACAACGCGAAAACGGCTGGCAAGGCCGGTTCGAAGGCGTTGTCGAGCCAGGAGCAGGCGAACCTGAAGAACGCACCCCAGCAGTTGAAGGGCATCGAGGCCGAGCTCGAGAAGGCGCGCAAGAAGATCGCCGACGCGCGCACAGGGGCGTGAAATGGCCTACCTCCAGGCCCAGCAGATCGTCGCGCGCGCCTGCGCGATCGCCAAGGCGCCGGGATGGCTGTCGCAAGGCGGCATCTATCTGAACATGGTCCTGGAGGACCTGTGGCTGCATCGTGACCTGAAGATCAACCGGGTCACTGAATTCGTTACCGTGCAGGCGAACAACTACGGACCGTTCACGCTGCCGTTGAACTATTTGCGGACGTACGACCTGTTCTTCCAGCAGAACAACCTGCCGTACTTCCTGCACCCGATTTCGCCGGAAGAGTGGGATCAGGAGTTCAAGGATCCTTCGATCGCGAACTACCCGTACGAGTTCATGACGCTGCTGTACGACGAGACGACGGCTCAGGCCAACAACTCGGCGGGTCAGCTGTTCATCTATCCGCAGTCGTCCGGGCAGATCGTCCTGACGCATCGGTACATGGTCAAGCAGCCGGACATCACGACACCCGAAACGTCGACGACGATTCCGTGGTTCCCGGACCAGAACTACCTGATCAAGGCCACCGCCGCCGAGCTGATGGGCGAGACGGATGACGTTCGTCAGGAATCGTTCCGGGCGCAGTGCGAGGCAATGCTGCGCACGCACTTGATCATGGAGGGCGACGAGCAGCAGGTCGTGAAGTCGGTGCGGCTGGATCCGCGGCGCTTCCACACGAACCGCACGCTGAAGCCGACGAAGATCACGGACTAGGGCCATGGCGATCCGCAATGCGAAGCCGGTCCGGTTCACGCCGAAAGGGCTCTGTGACGCATTCGATGCTACGGACGCTTTCGCCGGCGCTTGCCAGCTACTGAGCAACCTCGTATTCGACCAGGGTAATCCGGAAATTGTCGTTGCACGTCCGGGCGTCGGAAACGCTGCGACGACGTTCAGCGGCTTCACGTCGCCGACGTTCGTGTCGGTGCACACCGTGATTGGAAATGTTGCGTACGGCATGGTGTCGAGCGGGCGCAACCCCGGGTTCGACGAGCCGTTCGCGTACAACCTTGCGACGAATTCGTTCATCACGATCAGCGGCGTCACGTCGTCGAACGTGCCGGCGTCCCCCGCGACTACCGGCGCATGGACGCCACCGACGATGGCGGTCGTCGGCACGAAGATTCTTATCACGCACCCAGGCTTCAGCGGGAGCGGCACGAACTTCTTCGGCGTTATCGACATTTCGAACCCCGCCGCGCCAGCGTGGGCGTCTTCGAATCTGGCCACGAACGGATTGACTGGCGTTCCGACGTCGGTCGCGAACTTCAACAACCGCGCCTGGTTCGCCGTCGGCAACACGCTGCAGTTCAGTGATCCGCTCGCGCCGCTCACGCGCACGAACGCGACGCAGGCCGTCACGATCGGGGATACGACGCCGATCACCGCGCAGTCGGGTTTGCCGATCCAGACGACGACGGCCGGTGTCATCGGCGCGCTGGTCATCTTCAAGGCGAACCAGGTCTGGCAGGTCACGGGCGACCCCACGACGAACAACCTGGCGCTGAACTACATTTCTCTGACGACGGGCTGTATATCGCCGCGCAGCGTCGTGCAGGGCCCGTTCGGCATCTTCTTTGCGGGCGTCGACGCGCCGTACATCCTGAACTTCCTCGGCACGCTGGTGCCTCTGTCTAGCCGACCGGGAACCGACTTTCCGGCCGACCTGCAGGTGCCTTTCCAGAACACCACGCAGCCATCACGAATTGCCGCATCGTTCGCGGGAAACATCTACCGCACATGCGTGCCGACACTGATCCAGGGCCAGCAACAGACGAACGATTACTGGTACGACATCCGGCGCAAGCGCTGGACCGGCCCGCACTCGTTCATTTACGACTGCGCGTCGCAATACGGTGAAGGGTTCGTGCTTTCGAGTTCAGCGCAGGGCGCCGCGCTGTTCGTCAGTACGACCATACCGACGTCGAACTCGACGTATCAGGATGCGGGCACGGCTTTCCTCAGTCACCTGCGCTCATCCGACTTCCCGAAGACCGGGCACATGCAGCAGCTGCAGGTCGTCGAGTCGACGATCGAACTGGGATCGACGGGCGGCCAGGTCGTTTTCAACCTGACCGCGCTGAACGACCAGAACAACACGATCGCATCTGCATACGTAAAAACGCCCGCTCAAGGATCGGTCTGGGGGGCGTTCACGTGGGGTCTCGCGAACTGGTCATCGAACACCAGCATTCCGCACGTCTACACGATCCCGTGGCCGATTGCTCTCGTATTCCAGAAGATGTCGCTCGACGTGACCGTGACACCGACGAATGAAGTCCAGATCGGCACGTTCTACGCACGGTATCAGGACGCCGGGTACACAAACCAGGGGTAACCATGGGCATTATCGGAACGCTTCCCGCCAACCTGCAAAACGGTACGACCGCCGACGCGTCGCAGGTCATGGCGGACCTGAACTTCATCGTGAACCAGGTCAATGCCAACGCGATGGCAGCGGGCTCGATTTCCCCGGGCTCGTTGGTTGGTATTCAGGTACTGACGGCATCCGGAACCTATACCCCGACGACCGGTGCAACGAAGGCGATCGTCGAAGGTGTGGGCGGCGGCGGAGCCGGCGGCGGAGCCGCGGCCACCAACTCCGGCCAGTGGGCGATTGGTGCCGGCGGGTCGTCGGGGGCGTACGGAAAGATCTTCATCGCTTCGGGTCTCGTCACGCAGACCGTGACGATCGGGGCCAGCGGGGCGGGGGCATCCGCCGGAACCGGTGGGGCTGGCGGCCAAACGAGTTTCGGTGCGCTGCTGGTATGCCCTGGAGGCCCAGGTGGGGCCCCCGGTTCCGCCGTAACCGCTGCGTCGACCTCGGTGTTTGCGCCGCAGACGGCTGGCGCCGCAGCGCCATCCGGAACCGGGCGCTTCCTGTTTTCGACGGCGGGGGGCAATGGCGCCGCGGCCTTTTCGCTCCCGAGCAACGCAATCGGGGGCGATGGCGGATCCAATCCGATCGGTCAGGGCGGTTCGGCGTTCAACGTGTCGGCAGCAACTGGATATGGGGCCGGTGGTGCGGGCGCCAATAACGGTATTTCGCAGTCAGCCAAAGCCGGCCTCAACGGGGCGGCGGGCGTCGTCATCGTCTACGAATTCGAATGATGTAGGGAAACAAAACCACAATTCGCATAACTATCGGGGAAAACATGGGAAACCGGACACTCACCGAAGACGACGTCAAGGCGATCGCCGAGCAAATCGAAAGCGGCATCACCCAGCGTTTCCAGCTCAACGTCGGTCGAGGCGTCCTCGGTCTGGCGTGGCGGGTTTTCATGTACGCCCTCGTCGCCCTTGCCGCGTACGGCGCTGGCGGTGGGTTCAAGAAGTTCTTCTAGGAGAAGCTCATGCTCGAAGCGATCAAATCCGCCATCGAGGCACGTTTCCAGGCGCTCGCAAACGACGGCCGCGCCTTTGTCGATAAGGTCGAGGAAATCGTGGGCCTCGGCAACACAGCGAAAGAACTCACCGATCTCGAAGCGCGCGTGACGTCGATCGTCACGGATGCTGAGGCCACCGCCGAGCAGAAGGTCGAGCAGATTCTGCACGCGGTGGGCAAGCTGTGAGCAGCTTCGACGATGCCTTCATCGCCCTCATGGGCAACGAAGGCGGGTACTCGAACAATCCGGCGGATCCGGGCGGCGAGACGATGTGGGGCATCACGGCCCGCGTCGCGCGTGCGCACGGCTATGGCGGCGACATGCACGCCCTCTCGCAGGAAATCGCCAAGCAGATCGCGAAGCGGGTCTACTGGGATCCGTACTATTGCGACCAGTTCGACCCGCGCGTGGCTTTCCAGGTATTCGACGCCGCGTACAACGGTGGCCTGCCCGTGACGTGGCTGCAGCAGGCAGCGGGTCTCGAACCCGACGGCCGAATCGGCCCAGTCACGATCGCCAAGGTGAACGCGACGGATCCGCTGCGCGTCGTCTCGCGCTTTCTCGCGTACCGGTTGAAGTATCTCGCTGACCTGCATAACTGGCCGGCATTCAGCCACGGATGGGCGAACCGCATCGCCAATAACCTTTTGAAGGGAGCCGCGTGATGGGATTCCTCGATCCGATTTCCGCAGTTTCCGACGTCGTCGGGAAGATTATCGACCGCGTCTGGCCGGACCCCGCACAGGCTGCCGCGGCGAAGCTGCAGCTGCTTCAGCTGCAGCAAACGGGCGAGCTCGCGCAGATCACCGGCCAGATGCAGATCAACCAGGCCGAGGCACAGAGCAGCGATCCGTTGCAGCACTGGCGCGGCGGGATGGGTTGGGTGTGCGTCGCCGGGTATGCCTACAATTTCGTCGTAGAACCGTTGATGAACGCGTGCGCGGCGATCGCAGGTCATCCGCTGAACCTGCCGCCGCTCGACCTCACGCAGCTCGCGACCATCACGATCGGCATGCTGGGCCTGGGCGGCATGCATGTCTACCAGCAGGTGAAGGGCGTCCAATGAACAACCTGATCCGGATCGGCGCAGGCATCGACACGGCCCCCTTGCTGCTCGCGATCGCGCGACAGCCGGGCCTGTGGAATCGACACACGTTCAGAACGGACCGAGACGGCTCGCCGCACGCCGACGTTTCCGACATCTGGCTGCGGTACAACGACGAGAAGCCGTATAAGGCAACGGGCGACTACACCGGCTTCAACGACGCACACGACGCGGTCTTCTACCCCGAATGGTATGCGTTGCCGCAGGTTCGTCCGATCGTGTTCGGCCTGATGGCGCGCGTCGAGGGCACGCGCCTAGGCGGCATCCTCATAACGAAGGTGCCGGCTGGCAGACGCATCCTGCCGCACGCGGATGATAGCTGGCATGTTCGGCACTACAACACGAAGCTGTACGTGCCGCTGCAGACGAACCCGAAGTGCTGGAATCGGGTCGAGGAAGAGCGCGTCATCATGGCCCCCGGTGAGGTCTGGTATTTCGACAACACGAAGGAGCACGAAGTGGTCAACGAAGGCGACGACGATCGGATCACGTTGATCGTGTCGATTCGGTGCGAAAAATGACCATCAAACATCACTTCACGGCTGGCGGTGTGTACGCGCGCGAGCAGACGTTACGCGCAGGCGAGGAAGTGCAGAAACACGTGCACGACTACGGCCATTTGAGCTATCTCGCGCACGGTACGGCGATGCTCGACATCGAGGGTGAGCTGAGCGTGATGCACGGGCCGTGCATGCTCGAGGTGAAGGCCGGTCGCGCACACCGCATTACCGCGCTCACGGACCTCACGTGGCTCTGCATTCACGCGGAGAGCGTGGCGGATCCGGAAACGCTGATGAAGGGGTGAGACTATGCCATTTGCTGTTGCAGGAGCTATCGCCGCCCCCATTGTCGGCGGGCTAGTGTCGGGTGGTTCATCGCCCAGCGTAAGCGGTGGCGGCCCGTCCTATTACACTCCGACCGGACTTGGCACGGCAGACCAAACGTGGCAGAGCCTGCTTTCGAATATCAGCGGTATTTATGGCGGTAACAACCTGGGTCAATATGGGTTGCAATCGCTGTACGGCGGATTGAACGCGAACAACGCTTACGGTGGTGCATACCAGACAGCAGCAAACCAGGCCGGCATCGGGTACACGAACGCCGGCAACGCGTTGACCAGCCTCGGCAATCTCGATCTGATGACGCAGGGCAACCTGCTGAACGCAGGCCAGAACGTATTCCAGATGGGACTGGACCCGCAGAATGCGCTTTACGAGCGTACGCTGAACAACGTACAACAGCAGGTCAATGCGAACAACTCGATGTATGGCCTAGGCTCGTCTGCCGCTGGCGCCGGCGTGGCAAACCAGGCGCTGTCGAACTTCAACATTGATTGGCAGAACAACCAGCTCGCGCGCGCGGCGCAGGGCCTGCAGGCCTACACTGGCGCCGCGAACACAGCCGGCAGCTACGGCCAGGCGGCCGGCAATGCATTGACGCAAGCACCACAGTACACGCTCGCCGGCGGTTCGACGCCGTACAACACCGCACAGACGATTGCTGGAATGCCCGGATCGCTGGCAAACACGTACGGTTCATTCCTGAACTCGAATATCTACGGTCCGGCCGAAGGGTTGATGAGCTCGATCATCCCGTACATGAACTATGGTGCTGGCGCGCAATCCGTGCCGTTTCAGGCGCAGTCGCAGGGTGCCGGCGCGCTCGGCAGCATGGTGTCGCAAGGCATTTCCGGCCTCGGCAATGCGATCCAGAACGCCGGCGGTTTCGGAAACTTCTTCAACGGCACCACCGGTTCGTTCGGAGGTGGCGACTTCAGCGGCGCGTTCACGTCGAACCCGTACTATTCGGGCGGCGGGAACTCGTACGGGTTCACGATGTGAGGTGAGACATGGCAGGGCTTGCGGGGCTCCCTTACTTCCTCCAGTATCAGCAGGCTGCTGAGCAGCAGGCCGCTCAACGCCAGTTGCGTATGCTGCAGCTCGCACAGTTTCAGGCGGAGCAGCAGGACCGCCAGCGGAAGCAGGCCGCGCTCGAAGCCGCCGGCAATGCGCTTCCTTCGCTGCTCACGCAACAGGGGCAGCCTGCGCAGATGCCGCCCCCGCCGCAGGCCCCGAACCCCGGACAGCCTTCCGTTCCTGCGCAACCATCGGCCGCTGCTGGCGTGCCGCTTCCTTCAGGCCCGATCCCCGGACAAGTGAATCGACCGCCGATCCCTCCCGGGGGCGTGCGCGGGGCGATGCCGCAACCCGGTGTCGCGCCGTTCCGCCCGCTGCCGAGCGCGGGCTCGCCGGCTCAGTCCACCCCGCCGCAAATTCCTGCGCCGCCGTCGAATGCCCCCGGTCCGACGCAGCAAGCGCCTGGGCCGCTCTCGCTCGAGAGCGCGGTCAAGGTATTGAAGGATCAGGGGCTATCGGGGGCTGACTTGATGGCTGGCCTCCAGCAGCTGACCCCGATCCTCGACTCGCAGGCGAAACAGCAGGCCGCGCAGATCCAGCAACAGTTCACACGTGAACTGCAGATCGCGCAGCTGCAGGAGCGTTACGACGCGCTGCGTCAGCGCGCCCAGGACAATGCGCTGAACCGCGCAGACCGCGAGCAGGCTCACGCCGATTCGATGATGATTCGCCAGGAAATGCTCGCGATGCACCGCGAGTCGCTGAACGCGCGCATGCAGGGCGACCCCAATTCGGCGCTGGGGCCGGACGATCTGAAATTCATGGCAGACCAGTATCTGGCGGGCGACCGCACGGTGCTGCAAAACCTCGGCCGCGGCGCGCAGGGTTCGAAGAACCTGGTCGCGCTGCGCAATGCCGTCCGGAAGGAAGCTCAGGCGCGCGGCATGTCCGGTGCCGATGTCGCGGCATCGGTCGCCGAGTTCGAGGGGGTGAAGTCCGGCGAGCGCGCGCTGGGTACTCGCACGGCGCAGGCCGGCATGGCGGTCAACGAGGCTGACCAGTTCGCCGACATTGCGTCGGACGCATCGCGTGCCGTACCGCGCACGCAGTTTGTGCCGGCCAACCGCGCATTGCAGGCCTATGAGACGAACACCGGCGACCCGAAGATAGTCGCGTTCGGCGCCGCGACGAACTCGCTGATCAACGCCTATGCGCGCGCGGTATCGCCGAGCGGCACGCCGACGGTCAGCGACAAGGAACACGCGCGCGAGATGCTGAACACCGCGCAGACGCCCGAGCAGTATCAGTCGGTGATTTCGATGATGAAGCGCGAGATGGCGGCAGCGCAGAAGTCGCCGGGGCAGGTCCGGAGTGAATTCCGCGAAGCAGTGACGCGCGGCAAGCCGATGGCGAATCCGCCACCCCCGTCTGGTGGTCTGCCGGCCGGCTGGTCGGTGCAGGAGCACTGATGCCCACGTTCACTTTCACCTCCCCGGACGGAAAGACCTATGACGTGCAGGGCCCTGACGGCGCTACGAAAGAGCAGGCGTTTGCAATTCTCCAACAGCGACTTGGCTCAGCTGGAGGCGCTGCATCGGCGTCGTCGCGCGGCACTGTTCCGCCTCTTGAACGTCTTCCGGGCGATACAGGCGCGCCGCCCATGACATCGAAGCACGCCGACGGCATTGCCGATCGGCTGCTCGGTCTCGGCGAGGCGGGTCTGTCGGCCGCTACCGGCGCGATCGCGGCTCCCGTGGGCGCGGCGTACGGCATCGGCAAGACGCTGACTGGCGGCAAATTCGGCACGCAACAGGGCATCCAGGAGGGCGAGAAGGCTGGCGCCGAGCTGGCGAACAAGCTGACATACCAGCCGCGCACGCAGACCGGCAGGGACGTGCTCGAGAGCCTCGGCAATTCGGGGCTCTCGCATGCGCTGCAGGGCATGCCGATCGAGTCGCCCATGATCGCACGCATTCCGGAGGCACCGACCGCCGCACGGGGCATGGGCGAAGGCGCGACCGGGGCGGCGCGCGCGGGTGCGAATGCAGTGGGCCGCGGTGCCCGGTCGGCTGCGCGGGGTGCCGTGCAAGGGTTGCCGGACATCGATCCTCAAACGATGCAGCTGGCGCGACAGGCCCATACCTTGGGTTTTCGTCTTCGTCCGGATCAGGTCTATGGGAACCGATACTTGCGCTATGCGGGAGAAATGGCCCAGGACAACCCGTTCATCGCGAGCAACCGAGACTTCAACCAGGACATGTTCAATCACCAGCTCGTCTACCTGCTGGGGGGCGAGGGAAACCGGCTTACGCGGCAGGTGTTCAACCGCGCGATGACGCGGGCCGGGGAAACGATCGGGGAGATTGCCGGCAGCCACGACGTGCCGTTCAACGAGGACCTGGTGAATCGCCTGGCCGGGCATGTTGCCGAGGCGCAGCGCTACGAGACGGGCGACGTGGAGCGCGTGGTCCGCGGCTACGTCGACGAGATCACCGACCGTTCGCAGGGTGGCGTACTGCCCGGCGAAGCGTTCCGCCGGATCAACACCCGGCTGAACACACAGATCCGCAACACACAGAACGGTGATTTGCGCAACGCGCTGTCCGGCCTGCAGGACGACCTGCAGGAATCGTTTGTCGGCCAGCTCAGCCCGGAAGATCTGGACCGCTACAACACGGCACGCCGCCAGTATGCGGTCGGTAAGACACTCGAGCCGCTCGTCGCGAAGTCGCCGACCGGCCGCATTCCCCCGGCGGCGTTGCTGGGCGCGGTGACGCGGAATCAGGCCGGTCGGTCGGCGATGGCGCGCGGCGCTGCCGGAGATCTCGGCACATTGGCCGACATCGGGCAGCGCTTCCTGAAAGAGCAGCCTTCCAGCGGGACGGCCGAGCGCACGCTCATGCAGAACCTGCTCACACATCCGGTCGGGACGATGGCGGCCGGCGGGACCGCATTGCTTACTGCCCCCGCAGCTGCAGCGTACAACCGTTTCGGTCCGGAAGTGACCGACCTGCTCATCCAACGCCCCCCGAGACCATGAGAATTCTCGCGATCGACGTCGGTTCGAACTGCCTCGACTGGCTGATGCGTTGCCAGGAGTGGGGGCATCAGGTCCTCTGGTACGACAAGCCGCGCCCGGACGGCACCGACCGCCACGCGGGCGAAGGCATCGTGCCGAAGATCCGCGACTACGACGAGCTGCGCCGCAAGTGGCTCGGCTGGGCCGACCTGATCTATACGCCCGACAACGTCAGCTATCTCGAGATGCTCGAGCCGTACCGCCGGATCGGCTACCCGATCTACGGCTGCAACCTGGCGGCGGTCGAGTGGGAACTCGACCGCGAGGCGGGGCAGAAGGTCATGGAGGAGTGCGGGATGCGCATCATCCCGGGCAAGACGTTCCACGACTACGAGGCCGCGATCGCCTACGTGAAGAAGGAGGGCAAGGCATTCGTGTCGAAGCCGTCCGGCGACGGCGAGCGCGCGATGTCCTACGTGGCCGACAGCGCCGCGGACATGGTCTACATGCTCGGTCGCTGGAACAAGATCGACAAGTACCGGTCGGCGGCGCGCAAAGACGGCTTCATCCTGCAGGAGAAGATCAGCGGGATCGAGATGGCCGTGGGCGGCTTCTTCGGTCCGGACGGGTGGTCGCGCGGCTGGGTCGAGAACTGGGAAAACAAGAAGCTGATGAACGGCGACCTCGGCGTGAACACCGGCGAGATGGGCACCACGGTGCGCGTCGTCCGGCAGTCGAAACTGGCCGACGAGGTGCTCAAGCCGGCCACTGAGCACCTGAAGCGGATCGGGTATGTCGGCTACGTCGACGTGAACTGCATGATCCCGACCGACGGGAAAGGCCCATATCCGCTCGAGTGGACGATGCGCGACGGCTGGCCGATCCGCCACAACCTGACCGCGCTGATCGAGGGCGACCCGGCGCAGTGGATGGCCGACAAGATCCAGGGCCGCGACACGCTGAAGATCCGCATGGACGAGGTATGCGTCTCGGTGCTGATGGCGCTGCCCGACTTCCCGTATTCGAAGATCACGAACAAGGAGCTGTGCGGGATCCCGATCTACGGCGCCGAGGACACGGAGCGCCTGCATTTCTCCGAGGTGATGATGGGCGTCGCGCCGCGCGAGGTGAACGGCAAGGTGGTTGACCTGCCGGGCCCGGTGACGGCCGGCGACTATGTGCTGATTGCGACGGGCACCGGTGAGACGATTACCGGCGCGCGGCGGTCGGCCTACAGCGCGATCAAGAAGGTGAAGATCCCGAACAGCCCGTTCTACCGAACCGACATCGGCGTCGGCCGGCTGAAAAAGCAACTTCCCGAACTGCAGGCCATGGGTTACGCGAAAGGGTTGGGGTACTGACATGATGAAAGACCGTTCCCGCGGGCTATGGGCGCTTACCAGAAAGAGACCGAGCATAGACTGTGGTGCGTGCGGTCGGCCTCTGTATGCGTGCTCATGTGATTTCGGTGTTATCAGGAGGACGTCATGCCGATGAAGTCGAAAGCGCAGAATCGCGCGATGCACGCCGCGGCCGAGGGCCGGTCGAAGATCGGTATCCCGAAGAAGGTCGGGAAGGAATTCGCCGAGGCGCAGCACGGCAAGTCGGTCAAGGGCTTGCCGGAACGGAAGCGGAGCAAGAAGTGAGGCGATCCATGCGCGCCGGCCTGATTTCTGAGGATTCGATTAGGACCGCATTGACGGAAGCCAAGGGGGACATCTTCTTGGCATCGTCGACACTCGACTGTACAGCTCACGAACTGGACGGTTATATCCGCGCATCTGCCGGACTTCAAGGATTCGCCGCAGCGATCGAGAAGGTCAAGGTCGATCCCGCTTATTCCCGGATGAGCAGCGAGCAGTTCGAGGCTCGTATCGCTGATCTCACGCGCGCGTACAAGGTGGTGGGCCTCGAGGAACTTCACGGTTTGGCGACGATGGACCACAAAGACAGTGCTGCCATGGCGAAGGTGAAGCTGCAGGCCGCCATTGCGCTGAGGGGCGGGGAGCAGCGCGCAGTGGGAGACCGAGAAATCGACCTGGCGTTGTCAGAGCTCAACCAGCTCTATCACCAGAACGCTCCACGGATCAAAGAGATCCGCCAGACCGTGGTCAAGCTTGAAGATGGTCGGGAAGCGACTCAACGAGTGATCGAACTTCGGCCAGATCGGCAATAGCGATTTTGCGCTTGCGGTCGAGCAGGTCCCAATCTGGCTCCTCGCTTCGGTAGACTTGCCACTTGGTCAGTGAGATGTGTCCGAGGCGAGCCATCTCCTTGACGGCGGCCTTGTGACCTTCCTCTCGGACAGCCTTCTTCAACTCTGTGCGGCCGCATCCGATCCAGTCCCATGCGGGCGATAAGCCGGGTGCGTCGGGTGGCAGCCGTGGACGCATTTCCCATTCCTCGGCGGGCGTGAAGCTCTTGCGCATGTAGGTAACACGCTGACGCGGGATGCCAGTCTTGACCTCCAACTGCTCATCGGTCATCCGCTGCCCTCGGCATGCGCTCCAAATCGCGCGCAGGTCTTCGACGCTCGGTGTGCGGAGGTCGATGCATTCGTCATGGACCCGCCAAGTGTGCGGGACCGGGATCACGGTGTACTCGGACGTATGCGCGTAAGAGCGGGTCAGCCTGCCCATAGTCATTGGGCATTCTACGAACACGAGCACGTCCGCCGGTCCGGCACGATCCGAATAAGTGTAGCGATCTAGCAACACACCGCCGTTGTCTCGCCACCTCGCCAACTGCCCGTCGCTCGCGCGATCCCACCACGCCCAGACGTAGACCGGAAGATCGGCGATCGACGCGCTTTTGAAGAACACCGGCTTGATCGTTGTGTAGCCGCGATTCACGAGTACGTGAGTAAAGTCGGCAAACGCTTTACGGATTGAACCCGCGACATCTGACGTCGAGTAGAGTTTCATCAT